CAGAATAAAGGCGGAAGGGAATATACATCTATTAGATGGGTAACAGTAAATAGATATTTACGGGAATTTGGTTTTCCCCAAGATGTTGGGGAAAAAGATTTCATCCCGGAAAACATGGTGTATCGCCTGGGATTTAAGGCAAGCAATGAAACAGCTCGAAAGTTTCAGGCGGTTTTAGCAGATGAAGTCATTCCCGCTATCCGTAAAACAGGCATGTACATGACAGACAATGCCATCGATAACATTCTGGGAAATCCTGACGCATTCATCAAAGTTTTGTCCGAATACAAAAAGGTGCAGGATGAAAACAAAGCACTTGCCATGCAGAACGCCAGCCAAAAACAGCTTATAGGTGAATTGAAGCCAAAGGCAGACTACACGGATTTAATCCTCAAAAGTAAATCCTTAGTGACAATCACACAGATCGCAAAAGATTACGGAATGAGCGGACAGGCGATGAACAAAATTCTCCACAATCTGGGAATTATCTACAACCAGTCTGGGCAGTGGCTCCTGTATAGCAAACATCAGGCAAAAGGTTATACACATAGTGAAACGGTAAACATCGTTCACAGTGATGGACGGGAAGATGTAAAGATGAATACGAAATGGACACAGAAAGGACGCCTTTTCCTGTATAACACCCTGAAAAAAGAGAATATTATCCCCGTTATTGAGAAAGGAGCCTAAAGGTGGACGAAAAAACGATTGCCGCTTACAAAAACATAAACAGACAACAAAAGGTAGATATTGGATCCCTGTACAGGAAAAAGCTTATTGAGTTTCTGGATAAAGCGTCCGACATCTACGAACTGGAAAGCGCTAACAAATGTATAAAAATGCTGCCGTATCTTCCTGATGAAGACAACACTGTATATGTAAAAAATGAAGATACAGGGCAGATGGAGAAAGTGTTTCAGAGGTGAATAAATGCAAGAGGTATTCACGATAGACGAATTGGCTAAGCGGTGGGGGTGTAGCAAATCTACCATCGCAAGGCATGAAAAAGACGGATATTTGCGTCGCTGTTCAAATGTTCCTGGCGGAATCCATTATCCGCTTTCAGAGGTCCTTAAATGTGAGGATATTCAGCAGAACTATTCACCTTTATCTCCAGCGTCTCATGGGATGTTGGTGAGAAAAATAAATGCACTTCAAAAAGAAAATGAGAACTTATCAAAAAAATTAGAAAAAGCAAGGGAGGTATTGTCATGATTGATAAAGCAATGAATGTACTGTATGTGGTGATTTTCCTGTTTATGATTGCGGCTGTGGTGGAGGCTATCCGATGAAAGCGTTAATAGCGTTTATAGCGATCGTGGGGATAGCGGGATATGCGGTAGAGCCTGAACAGCCGCTGATTGCTTATAAGGCAACTATTTCCAAAACGGAAACAGTTTGGGATGTCTGCTCACGAATATCCAGCAACCAAGATAACATGCAGGAATTAGTGTGGCGGACGATGAAAGAAAACCACATCAATAATCCAGGTGAAGTACAGCCTGGGCAGGAAATCATTGTGAGAGTAAAGGCGGTGAAGAAATGATTGGTTACAAAGGGTTTGATAAAGATTTTAAATGCAGGGATATGCAGTATGAAGTAGGAAAGACCTATATTGAAAAAGAAGCAAAGCTTTGTAAAAAAGGTTTACATTTTTGTGAAAATCCGCTTGATGTGTTCGCCTATTACTCCCCTTCTGATGGGAAATTCGCAGAAATCGAAGCCGATGATGTTTCTCCAGAGACAGGAGATGACAGTAAAAGGGTTGCCAAAAAGCTAACGGTTAAAACAGAGATAAACCTGTTTAAGTTTGTGAAATTAGGCGTGGAATACATAAAAACACAAATTGACTGGGATAACAATAAAGCAACAAACACAGGCTACCATTCAGTGGCAACAAACACAGGAAACTATTCAGCGGCAACAAACACAGGAAACTATTCAGCGGCAACAAACACAGGAAACTATTCAGTGGCAACAAACACAGGAAACTGTTCAGCGGCAACAAACACAGGAAACTGTTCAGCGGCAACAAACACAGGAAACTATTCAGCGGCAACAAACACAGGCTACCATTCAGTGGCAACAAACACAGGAAACTGTTCAGCGGCAACAAACACAGGCTACCATTCAGTGGCAACAAACACAGGAAACTGTTCAGCGGCAACAAACACAGGAGACTGTTCAGCGGCAACAAACACAGGAAACTATTCAGTGGCAATTGTGGATGGGAAAGAAAGCGTTGCTGTTTCTCTTGGTGCAAAAGGGCGCGCAAAAGGAAACGTGGGGTGTTGGATTGTCCTTGCTGAATGGGATTCCGAATCCAGACGCAGAATAGATGTCAAAAGTTTTTATGTAGATGGTGAAAAAGTCAAGGCAAACACTTTTTACATGCTAAGAGATGGAGAATTGGTTGAATATTCTGATGAAACGTAAAAAGCCGACTGATAATTGCAGTTATCAATCGGCGAACGTATTGGTGATACATCCACCATTATTTTATCACAAAGGAGAAATGAATGTACAACATAGACGATGAAGAATTACGAGAGGAGTTAAGGCGTATTGATACAGCGAATAAAGAAAATGCGCTGTATCACATAAAACGAGCACTGGAATATTCAAATTGCGAAGTAACCGATATGGAGTTGGTTCATGACGGATGTAGAACATTCGTTGACATCACATTCCGAAGCGGGGCGACATTCCGAGCGAATGTATCAATGGATAGTGTCGGCTCCATGATATACGACATTTTCAAACAGTGCGAATGGTTAAGGGCATAACAAGAGAGGAGAAGTAAAAATGGAAAGCATTTCAGAAGAAACACAGGTATTGGCAAAAAAGATAAACGGGTGGGATAGCCCAGAAGACAACTTTGTTGCAACAGGGGAAATTACGGTAACAATCACTCTTTCCGAATATCGTAACTTAATTAAAGAAAAGGCAACGAAGGGAACGGAAATCCAAGAATTACGCAATTCTGAATACGCAGCCAACGAACAACTCAAAGCGGCAAAAGCAGAAATAGCAGAACTGAAAGAACAAATTGTGAGATTAAAATCTTTGTATCCAACGCAGGAAGTACAGAGCGATGAAAATTGAGTTTGGCGAAAAGAACTTTATTAGATTTCTTGAAAAATTGGTTCAATGGGGAACAAGAGATACGTGCTTCTTTTCTATGAGTTGGGAGGTATTTGATCCACTTAGAGACCCACTGATTTTCGGCGTTGATGTCAGGTATGGCGAAAAGAACAGCTTGTGCAAAAGCCTCAATGTACATATAACAAATCATATTAATGCGGAAATTGAAATTGATGGGAAATCAAAAGTATGCAAAACGCCGTTTGAAGCGTTTGAATTTATCAAAAGTATTTATGAAATGAAATTTGGAGGAAAAGGAAATGGCAAAACTTTATGAATTAGACCAGAGAATTGATGAATTAATCGCAAATTCAGTAGACCCTGAAACAGGTGAAGTGGCTGATGGGTTTATTGAAAAATTAGACGCACTTAATATGGAGCGCAACGAAAAAATAGACAACATTATGTGTCTGATAAAAAACCTTGATAGTGAAGCAACCGCATTCGACAACGAAGCTAAGCGGCTTGCAGAACTAAAAAAATCCGCAAAGAGCAGGGCAGAAAGCCTCAAGGCGTACCTGACCAACTACATGGAAGCCGGCGTTGAAAAATTTACATCACCGCATGGGAAAATCGGGTGGAGAAAGAGCGAAAAGGTTATTGTGCAAGACGTTGACGCCTTACCGGAAGAGTTTAAAAAAGTAAAAGTTGATATAATGGCTGATCTTGTTTCATTGAAAAAGGCACTCAAAGAAGATGTAAAGATTGATGGCGTATCACTGGAAGAACATCAAAACATCCAAATTAAATAAGGAGGAACGATGGGTAAAATATCAAAACTGCTAAAAATGCAGAAGAAATTGGTTGTTCCGAAGGGGCAGTATAACTCTTTTGGTAAATACAATTATCGTTCGGCAGAAGACATCATGGTTGCCTTGAAAGTAGTACAAGAAGCTGAAAATACCGTAGTTGTTATTGATACAGACATAGAAACAGCCAATGGGTGGAATTACATCAATGCCACAGCGACGCTGTACGACGCCGACGATGGAGAAGTAATTGCCGTTACACACGGAAAAGCAAGAGAACCGGAAGCAAAAAAAGGAATGGACGAAAGTCAAATTACTGGTACAGCTGCCAGCTATGCAATCAAGAGGGCGCTGTCGGGTATGTTCTTGATTGATGACGAAAAAGACGACGATACACTTAACAATTCAGATGACTACACAAAAAAAGATAATACCAAAACAGTTATGCTGAAAAAGTTAGAGTACGAGCTTTCACAAAATGATATTGATATCAATGATTTTGCGAAGATCTTGTTCAAAAAAAAGAAAGACGTCCTAACCGAAAAACAAATAGAAGCAACACTAAGTAACTTCTCAATTGCCGTTGACAAATACAGAAAGCTCACGAAGCAATGAAAGCAAAATGTTACGGGCTGAAAATCAATCACACGGATATCACTCATGCGGAAATATCCGTAGTGGTTGACAAATCAGCCTTACAGAACCTGCCGCCACAGGATAAACCGATGGAAATTATCCTGCAAACAATCAAGAAGAAAAGAAGCTTATCGGCTAATGCTTATTGCTGGGTACTCTTTGATGAAATAGCAAAGGCGGTCAAAAATACGTCTAAAAACGTCTACAAACAGGCTATACGTGATGTGGGGGTATACGAACTCATGTACATGCCAAAAGACGCAGTAAAACGGTTTATTAACGTTTGGAACGCAAAAGGCGAGGGATGGCAGGCTGAATTACTGGAAGCGGAGTATCAGGGGTTGTCTTGTGTAAAAGCCTACTATGGAAGTTCCACGTACAACACAGATGAAATGTCACGTCTCATTGATTGGGCAATAGACGCCGCAGAAGAGCAAGGCATTGAAACTCTCACCCCTGATCAAAAGAGCCTAATGCTAAAAGAATGGGGTGATAGATAGAATGGACGAACACTTCTTAATTCCACGATGGAACAAAATCAAGTTAACAAAGAATGGTTATGCAAAAATATGCAAACTTATAAATGAAAGGGATGGGGAAAAATGTGTGATTTGCGGTAGCCATTGGGGTATTCACCATCATCATATCGCCTTCCGTTCAAGTTTCAGGGATCCAGGAAGTGACACATTAGAAAACCTTGTCTGTGTATGTTGGCGCTGCCACGACATTTACTGTCATGGAACGAAAGAAAAACGCTGGCGGAGGATACTTGAAGAATACATCGAAAAGATGAAACCGTGGAATGAAGCGCACCGTAAACAGGCGGAAGAGATTTACAAAAAGTACAGGAGGTAGAAATTGGCAGAACGACGAATGATGGCGAAGTCCATTATTGAAACAGACGCTTTCATGGATATGCCGCAAAGTACGCAAAATCTATATTTTCACCTGCTTTTAAGGGCGGATGACGACGGATTCGTCTTGGCTCCTAAAAGAATAATGCGTGAGGTAGGCAG